CGTGTCTTTTCGTTGTCGTCGTCCAAGAGCGCGCGCAGCACGTCTTCCAAGTGGTTTATCCGCAGGCGGCTGTCGTATAGCTCCGCGTTTGTTTCGTCGATCTGCCCGTGGTAATAACGGGTTGTCGCCGACAGTACGGCCATCATATCGTTTTCAATCATAAGTACTCCAGCAGGATAACGGCCAAGGCCAAGCCAATGGTGACGGCCAGTAGGGCACCGGCCCAAGGCCGGGCCACTGGTTCGGGTTTGTAATGTTCCCGGTTCATGCTTCGACCTCCATGCTATCGACGCCCTGGGGCACGCTCACGTGGTCGCTCAGGCCCTCATAAAACCCGGCCAGATTAGCGTCGCCATAAGGCGCCGCGCCCGCTTTAAAATTGCGCCGGTTTGAATTGAGCGCATAGTACTGGCTGACGTATTCGGCAGTGCTCATACTGGCGCCCATGGCCGGATACAGGCGCCCGGTTCCGCCCTTTGGCCGCACGGGCTTGTGCTTGCCGGTGATCTTAGCGGCCAGCGTTTGCACGGCCAGCGTGCGCTCCAGTGACGCCAGCGTGTACGTGGTAGATTTAATTTTCAGGTTTAGCATAACGTAACTCCAATTTAATAGCATTGTCGATTTTTCGTTGATTGTGGCCGTCGGCCAGTTTATCGGCCAGCATGGCCGCGTCGATGGCCTCCGGCGTCGGCGTCGGTGGCGTATAGGGCCGTAGGATGGCCTCAAAAAGGGGATGCATCATAATCCGCTCACCCTGTAGCACTGGCCATCGCTGCGCTGCACGTCGATGGTGCCAGCACGCCGTATGGCCAGCACTAGCACGCGCTCCATGCGGCCATATAGGCTTATATGAATATATTGTCCGATTTTCATAGGTTTACTTTCGTTTACTGTAGCGGCCAAGATTAGCCCCTAAGCGGCCAGCGATGGCCGCTTAGAGATAACCCTATGCAGTAACTAACATAATTGTCCGGCGCCGATCATGGCCAGCCGCATGGTCCGCTATAACCACATCGCGCGCCTGTATCCGCGTGCCACTGCATAAAGTGCACTTTGCGCAAATTGATTTACGGCCACCTTCGGCGCTGGCCGGGCATACTGTCTCACCGGGTTGTTTATCGACGCCGACAGATACCCTAAAAACGCGCATACCATATAAATTGGCCAGTGCGGCCTGTTCGATCGTATCCGCACTGGCCATGGCCAGCGGCGACCATGCAGCATGATCAAAATTGTCGTTTTGCCATTGATGCGTATATCCGCGTACACCGGCCGCGTATCGGGTAATTTGAGTCCACATCCGCACCGGTGCGGCCGCGCCGTCGCCGTAAGTGCCGATTCGCACTACTTTACCGGCCAATGCGCGCGCTATGGTGGCCGGGTCGGCGCGCACATAGCGGCCGCGCAGGTATGCGTTATAAACGGCCAGGACTGACTTTGCCACCTGCACATAGCATGGCACTTTGCCCGATGCGCGCGCCAGTAATGGCCGATGTTCGCACTGGCCGCATATGCTGGCGTCGGCGCCGTTTTGCAGTGCCTGCACCGGGTTGACGTCGGACCGGATAATGAATGACTGCACGATATCGCCCGTTTTCCCGTTTTTACTGGCGTCGTTTATCTTATTGATGATCACGACAATGGGCGCGCCGTCAATTTCAGATGGGCCTTCATATGCGATATATCCGAGAATTTTGGTCATGGTGTTTTGCCTTTTACTGTATTGAATTAAGAGCGGCCGGTATGGCCGCTCGGGTTTGGATTATTAGCAGACTACAAACTCAATGCGCCGGTTCAGTTTGTATGCCAAGGCAAAGCCCAATAATTCGGCCTTGGTTTTCTTACTGCGCGTGCTGCGCACTAGCGTCGCTAGTGCGCGCGCGGCTAAACCCATGTCGTGATCCATGTACTTAAGTACATTCAATAATTCGCGGTTTTCTGATTTAGTCATGATGTTTGCCTTTACTTTACTGCATGGCGACTTTGCCATGCTTAGTATTGTAAGGGATTTTGTTGCATTGTCAATGGTGTCAATTTATAGAATTGACACCATGGCGCATTTTGTGGGCACCTAGCGTGGCGCATTGTAGGTACTGGCGTTTTTATGCGGTTCTCGAGTGGCGATCGTACATTGTGGGTCATATTGTCATAGTTTTAGGTTTAAATTATCTAAACCTTACATTTCATAATGTGAAATCTTACAATACTTACAATATGGGGTAGATCAACTTAAATTGGCGTTTTAAAGTGCCCACATGACCCACGCCGACAACCCACGCAAAAAACCCCGCGCACATGGCACATGGCACATGGCTAACGGAAGCCCTGCGATTGTGTTGGCATAGCCAACAATGCCAACACCACCACCACCAATTAACGCAAGCCATGCGATCGCATTGGCTATGCCAACATGACCCACCAGGTAATGCTTGCCATTTTGCGTAGGGTTTTGGCCAGGAGGGGGAGGGGTAGGGCCGAGCGATTGGGCCAACGGAAACGGAGGGACCACAAACAAAATTTTTTTTGGTATACACTCCAAAGCACACGCCCACCCAGGCGCAGGAGAACCGATGTTCAAATCACTGCCGCTCACTGTCCGACACGTCCAAGCGACTGAATCGCGCTTGCAGGCGATATACGACGCTGCCAAGCTGGGCCTAAAAGGCGACACGCTGGCCCTGGCGTCAGGGATGCGGCCAGAAGAGTACCGGCACCTATGCCAATTTGACCCACTGGCCGAGATGGCCGCGATCAAAGGCAAAGCCGACGGCGAGCGCGAGATGGCCGACGTGCTACACAAAGCCGCCCGTGACGGCGATGCCAAGGCGGCGCTTGAAATACTGAAGCACCAGCACGGCTGGGTCGCCAAGCAGTCCATCACGGTGGACATCGACCAGCGCATATCCATCACGCAAGCGCTGCAAGAAGCAGAGATGCGGGTCATAGAGGTCGTAGATGCAGTCAACCAAATACAGCGCTGAAGACGAACAGGAATTGATGGCGCGTCTATGGACGCCGCGCATCAAAGACAACCCGCTGAACTTTGTGATGCTCACGTTTCCGTGGGGCGTCAAAGGCACACCGCTGGAACACTTCAAGGGACCGCGCAAGTGGCAGCGCGAGGTGCTGCAAGAGATCGCCGACCACATCGAAGAGAACAAAGGCAACGTAGACTTCAACGTACTGCAAGCGGCCATCTCGTCGGGGCGCGGTATCGGTAAGTCTGCGCTGGTCTCGTGGATTACGATCTGGATGTTGTCAACGCGCATCGGCTCCACAACCATCATCTCGGCCAACTCGGAGTCTCAGCTTCGGTCAATCACTTGGGCGGAGATCACTAAGTGGCTGGCGATGGCGCTCAATTCGCACTGGTTTGAAGTCTCGGCCACGCGGCTGATGCCTGCCAAGTGGCTGACTGAACTGGTCGAGCGGGACTTGAAGAAGGGCACGCGCTACTGGGGCGTCGAGGGGCGTCTGTGGTCGGAAGAGAATCCGGACGCTTACGCGGGTGTGCATAACTACGACGGCGTGCTGGTGATCTTTGACGAGGCCAGCGGTATTGCCGACGCGATCTGGGCGGTGACAAGCGGGTTCTTTACCGAGAACACGCCGCACAGGTTCTGGCTGGCGTTCTCCAACCCGCGCCGCAACACGGGGTACTTCTACGAGGCGTTTAACTCCAAACGGGCGTTTTGGAAAACCAAGGTGGTGGACGCGCGCACGGTAGAGGGTACGGACAAACAGGTCTACGAGCGGATCATCCAAGAGTACGGGCCGGACTCGAGCCAATCGCACGTCGAGGTCTACGGGATGTTTCCAAGCGCGGGGGATGACCAGTTCATTGGCTCGGACATAGTGGACGAGGCCATGAAGCGGGAGAAGTACAAAGACTTGTCCGCGCCCATCATCATCGGCGTCGATCCGGCGCGCTACGGCGCGGACGCCACGGTCATCGCCGTGCGCCAAGGCAGGGACATAATCAACATCACCCGACACCGGGGCGATGACACGATGACGGTCGTGGGGTATGTGATTCT